TTAGGGATAGACGCGTAAGTACTTACACCAATACGTGATATAGTAAGATCAGATTGTGTAGAAGTATTACCAGAGTTCTGACGTATAACATGGTCAAGTAAATCAATTGTATCTGCTTCTAAAGTATATTGACCAGTACCTGATACCAGTGCTTTGGTCTTTTGATCTATAGTCCAAAGATTTAAACCACGGTTTTGCCATTCAATGCACATTAGATTCATTGACCTACGAGCAGTACGTAAGTCATATCCAGTACGCATCTCTAGGCCAGTACGCTCCCATGCTTCTTCAGCAATCTCTGTGAAGTCCATATCAAAAGCTGTAGTGCCTGAAGTAGCCATTATCCAAAGAATCCTGTAAAAGAGTCCACATTTGTTAATGTAACATGACATTCATCTTTAAACAAAATACCTGACCCAGGAAGGTTCATGTAGAAATCATCACTAGTATTAAAAGACATGTCAAGCAGAGTAGCCCCTGTTGCAGCGTTCTTTAGAACAACTCTAGGACTACCACTACTTGCAGATTTTAAAGCTAGTGTTTTCAGTCTGTTACGGCCATCTTTTACTGTGCCTGTTGCGGTCACAGTGACCGCTTCTATATCGGAATCACCTAATCTAAAACCCATAATTTATCTCCTATCCTATGGTTGGATAGCAGTATTAAAGGCTTGTGCGTACATTACCGTTATAACAACACTACCTGAAGTTGTAGCTGCACTAGAACTAGCTGTAAGTCTTAGATCTGAAGTCCCAGTATTTTTCCATGTAAGTGTACCACCGCCAGCTGCGCCTAATGGTTTAATACCTACAGTTGTACCAGAAGCTACATCATCAACAAGAGTTTTTGCACCATTTACAGTATCTCCGACAGCAATATTTGTCGTAGTGTTTGCTGCTGCTTCTAAATCAACAATAATGTTTACTATTTTAGAATTAGCAGGGATAACGATGTCTGTAACTTGTGCGGTTATTGCTGCGTTACCAGAAATATCCATTACGTGTTGTTGTGTCATCACAACATAGCCCACGTTAGCTATATCAGTTCCAACTGTAGTTCCAGTTGTATTTCTAATGTTACCAGCCCTTATAGGACCAGAAAAAGTAGTTGTTCCCATTTTACTCTCCTCTGTCAGTTTAAGTCAACTACACTGCGTAGTTGTCAGGGATAATTTACTATACGATATAAAAAACAAAAAAGAAAGGGCGATTTTCACCGCCCCCTCTATAAAACACAATTTGTGATCTCTTACGCTCCAGGTGAGCCAAAGATACCTAGCGGATCGGATACACCAAAGGAATATCTTTCTCTAGCTTTATATCTTGAATTACCTGTATCGAAATCAGCATCCATAGATGTTGACATTGGACTACGTGTAAAGTGCTTTAGACCGTTAGGTACGTCTGTCATCAAGAACCAAGCATCTGTATCAGTTAGATAATGGTTGATGGCATAACCTTCAGGTATAGAACCATTGTTACGTAATGCGTTGAGATCGTTGTCTGCTGTTCCTACTCGACCTTCTGTTTCTAACAATCTTGTAGCAACAAACTGTAGTGCTGGTGGGATTATTAGTTTTCTTGGTCTAGCAGCAATTAGCAAGCTACGCTCATCTGTCCAGGCTGCAATCTGAATAACGGCTGCTTCTAGTGAAGTTTCGTTTAGGTCAGCTGCAACAGCAGGCTCGTTTGAGTTAGTACCACCAGAAATTAATGGGTGATCGGTAGCACAAAGTGACTTACCATCTCCATAAGTAGTACCCGCAGCGAAAGCAGTATTTAGAATGTTAGCTGCTTTTACTTGCTTAGTGTATGCCATAGCACGAGCTAGAGCTTTGGTGTAACGAGATGATAGTGAATCATACAAGTTATCTTCAATTGCTTCTTCAGTAATTGAAAAACCCATAGCAATGGTTTCGTGGTTATAGCGTGATGTAAAGGCTTCTTGTGCATTGTCATACTCGATGGCAGAACCTTCGTCTTTGACTGGTGCAGCTGAAAAGCCTGAAAGTTTGGTTTCTTCCTCAAAAGAACGGTCAGATGATTCACTTTCAAAAATCTCTGCGTGTTCCTCACCATATTTAGCATATTCTAATCCAAACAAAGCGTTTAAACCAGGGAGGAGTTCTTTTAAGAGTTGTGCTCTACTTATAGCCATGATCTATACTCCTAATGCTTTATGGTACTGGTGCATACCAAAGTTCCAAGTTACGATGAACTCTACGAAGTTACCTGCAGCATTTGCAGTGTCTTCTACAACATCAATAACTTTCATTGGGAAAGTGTTAGTTGTATTGACTGCGGAGTCCATAGCGACTTTAGAATTACCAGTCACGGTTGAACCAGCGTTATTCACTAGTTTTATATTATTACCTATAGCAGTTCTGCCGACAGCAGTAACTGTTGTACCACCAGCAGTACAAGAAACTATCTTAAATAGAGCTGTTGGATCGTCACAGACGTAAGCTCTAATATCAGAAGCTGCTGTATTTGCAGGGTAGTATTGACTAAAGGTAAGTTGCGAAGTAGTAGGGTTTGTATAAGTAACCCCTAAAAAAACGCCAACAGTATTTGTAGTAGCCGTTGTGATAGCATCACGAGCGATAGTACCGTCTGCTAATTGTTTTACAACATCTCCATTGAAGATATTGGTATTATAACCAGAAGCGATAGCAAAATGTCTCGTAGCTCCAGCAAAAGGCGTACCACCGACTTTGTTGACGGGTTTTAATCCGTAAGGACCGTCTATTGTAGGCCAAGCCATGTGTTTAGTCTCCTATTAACTAAAATTTAATTGCCAGTTCCAAAAGTAACCTTAGACTTGCGATCATGAAATAATGGCATTCTAGGGTCATTTTCTCTCATAAGGTTGTTATCAACTGATTGTATTTGACCTTCTGTTTGCTTTGCAAAATGTTCAGTTCTTTCTACGACCAATTCTTTTGGAGCTTTACAAAGCATTAAACCACCAATCACAATGTTATCTTTGAATTTATCATTCTCGATAGTTGCCATTGTAATTTCTGGATGGTCTACTGCCTTTACAGGCTCCCAACCTTCACGTAATTTTGAGGACACATTGGTTGGATCGACTTGACCCTGTGTTGCAACACGAATCCATCTAAACGAGTATCCTGGCTCAGGATTTGGCGAGGGTAAAACCTCTGGTCTTGTCCAGGCTTTTTTTCGTTCTACTTTTTCTCGTGTCGTAGTTTCACGGTTTATTCGATTTTCAGCCATTATGTTTTCCTCATTTCTTCTGCAACCTTTTGGGCGTATAGTTCTAGTGGCACTCCGAGCTTCTTAGCAATCTGTACCTGTGTTTGCGTTAATCGTACCTTTTTAGGTGCTGTGCTCCGCGTTGCGGGGGCAACCACATTCGACTGCTTTTTTGACCCTTCGGCCTCTGGTTTGTCAGTGCTCTCAAACTTATCTGGGAACACTTCTCGCATACGTGCATTTATAGCATCGTAGTATTCATCGCTCTGCAGGTCTACACCCTGCTTTGCAAGTCTCGTATGTACCCCCATGGCAAGACTTGTCATCTCGTCATCAGACCCAAACCAAGGATTTTGCTTTGACCATGCCACAGCTTTTTCATCGGCTGGTTTTGGCTTAGGGGCACTATTAGTATTTAGTTGTACATTATTATTAGCTTGCTGTAAAGTAGGTATTTTTATATCTGCTAACTTATCAGTTTTTAACTTAGCAGTAGTAAGAGCATCTTGTGCTTGTAGTAGAGCATCAGAATCACCAGACTCATGGGCTACTTTGTAAGCTGCCTTAGCCTTTTTCAAATCCTCTTCTACATTATACTTTGCTTGTTTTAAGAGAGCTTCTTGGTTTTTAGTTAAATCACCCTTAAGCTTACTATTCTCTTCCATAATAGATTTAGCATAATTTTCTAACTCTTGGCGTTCACGAGTAGCGGCTTCTTTTGCTCTACGTTCATCGTGATAACCTTTACTAAAATGCTTAATTCTATTGCGAACTTTGTCCGAATACTGTTCAAGCTCTTCATCTGTTAAATCTTCTGGAGGAGCAGAAGGTTTTCTATTCCTATCTGCTTTAGGAGTATCATCGACAACTTCGATTTCTACTTCTTTTTCTTTCGGCTTTTCAACTTCAACCTTTACTTTTTCAGGCTCTTCCTTCTTAGCTTTTTTAATTTCTTCTGCAGAAGAAGGTTCTACCTCTATAACTTTTTCATCCTCATTCTCATGAGGAAAGCTATATTCTACTTTTTCCATTGCCATATGCTATCTCCTATATTGCTCTCGATACACCGCGAGGGTCGGCTACTACAGCTTCGATAGAATCATCATTCATTAAACGATACTCTACACCAGCCACTTTAAATCTTGTACCTGTATTGGCACGAAACATTACATAATCCCCTGTTTTACACCAAGGACCACTAGGAAACCTTTCTTTATCATTATATGCTTGGTCTCCCATATCCAATACCATACCTATAATAGACATAATGTGTTCATTGTGCATAACTGCATCTGTTTTTAACACATTTGTACCATCAAAGGTTTTTTCTACTTCAGGCATAGCCACAAGGACTCTATACCCTACAGGTTTAGGTAATTGAACTTCTAACTCATCATCCGACATATTCGGGTCATAAGTATATATTTTTGCTGATTTTGGGTTCTCTTCTGTTACTTTTATTTCACTCATCTTCATCTTCCATATAGTTGCGCGAGAGGTCTTCAATATGTGATAAACTAGTCTCCAGACCCCGAATAAGACCAGTTAACTCTTTATATTCTGGAAAATCTTTTGCACCTGCTTTCGCAAGGAAATCTATTGCGGTTTGCTTGTCAACTTCGATTTTTTCTTTTAGCACGTCAAAGACGGTTTTTGCCATTACTAACCTTTCTTTTTAGCCGTTTTAGCTGAACGTCTAAAGTTAGCAGCGGTAGGAGCTCCTTTTGATCCAGGTTTCCTCATTTTTTCTCCACTGCCTGCTTTAATTCTTTTTCTTTTAGCATGAATATTTGCATATAAACCTTTTTTAGCCATTTAACAATTCCACTTCCTTAATGATTTATTGATTCTAGAATCTGGATCTCGTGCAGTTTTTGCACTTGTTCTCCTCTTTTTCATCCCCTCCATTCTAGCACAAAAGGACTTTCTCCTATTTGCAGCCTTAGAACCCTTCTTTAGTTTTGACGGCTTTGTTGTAACCGCTGTTTTTAATTTAGAGCCTGGGTTCGCCTTTCTATAAGAAGCGACTCCTTTCGCATTTAGCCCCCCGCTCTTAGATTTACCTTCTTTACGTTGCCATGCTGGAGATTTAGCCATTACTTCTCCTTCTTTTCAGGTTGAGGTTTTGCT